AGCTGCTACAGCTGCTTTTGCATTTGCTCTTAAACTTGTGCCATCTGATTCTGTACCCAATCTACGACCAATAAGTTTTGAGTAAATTCTTGTAAGCATAGTTTTTAAGATACCTTCTATACCAGAGTTTAGTCCAGTTATTCTCTTAATCTGTGCGTTCAATCTTGTTTGTACAGCAATCTCTCCTTGAAAGTAAAAACCAGATGAGTGTAAAGTTTTTGTGTAAGCATCCCGCCACTCATTAATTGATCTACCAACTTTTATGATATATGAATAATCTTGGTACAATAAACTATCTTGTACCTTCATTGAGTTTTCAGATACCCAACCATCTTCATTTAAAAAACTACCATCTGTAGTTACAACCGTACCTATTGAAAGTGTACCAGTTGCTTGTTGTAATCTTAATGCAGTAAACGTAGCACCATTACTTGCTGTTATTGTTTCTCCTTCAACAAATGATCCACTATGATTTTTTGCTTTTACAATTTGTAAAGTAGTATCTATTGAAACTATCTCAGCAGTAACACTACTAGTACCACCTGTAATTGTTTCTCCATCAGTTAAACCACCAGTAAGACCATTGTATAAAATATATGTTGGTAATTTTATTGTTGGTGCAGGACTTGCTTGATAATTATAACCAGACTCAATTACTTTCATTGTTAATGCACGTCCTATTTCAGAACCATATGCTAATAGTTTTGCACCACTACCACCAGATGACGTAATCGTCACACTAGGTAAAGATGTATAACCATTACCAAACTCAATCATTCTTATATCTGTAATATCTTCGTTACCCGAACCAGCTTCTTGTACAACTTTGTTACCAAAGTATTGGTCATTCTTACCTGTTTCATCTTCTAAAATTAATTGACCTGTACCTGTACCAGACTCTAATGTAACACCACCATTTACAACTGAAACTTTTGCAGTAGCATTTCCTGAACCAAAGTTTACGGTATCTCCTACAGCGTAACCAGAACCACCTGTATCTACTAATACTTCTTCTATTGTACCAGGACCTATTGTACCTACTTTTACACTTGCGCCTGAACCACCTGCTGTTATTTCTACGGTATCATCTTCGTTATATAATGCACCGTCATTTGTAATTGTTTTTTGATCTATAATACTAGAAACGGTTAAAGAAACTAATACGTTTGGATCTGTATTGTCTGTACCTGTTATAGTTTCACCAGCAACAAAAGTACCAGAAACTGAATCATCACCTACAACTAATTCAGTAACTTCTACACCACCTATTAGAAATTTAAATACGTCTTCTACAATTGCAGTTGCTTCATTTACCGAAGCACTAATTGGATTGTTTGCTTGTGTAATTGTTTGACCTATAAGATTTGTAGCGTCTGAAGTACCTTGTGCTAAACAACGAATTATTTTTTTAGTATCCCATTTACCATCAGATACTCTTAACATTTCATCTTTAGGATATCTTATTTCTGCTGGTTCATTAAATAATAATTTAAAAAATATTTCACTTGCACGTTTTGTACCTTTTGATTGATACAAAGATTTAATATTTTTTATAAGTTGTTCTTTTTCTATAGAACTATGTAACTTGTCAGGTACAGATGTTAGAAAGGCATTTCTAAATTTAGTTAAGAAACCTGATATAGTTTTATCTACATCAGCGTAATCTAAAAGTTGTTGAATATTTTGAACTGGGTTTGCTCTGTATTTACCTATAGTTGCCTGAGCACCTGAAGACGAACCTGTTATTAATTCGCCTTCTTCAAATTTATTTTGATGTGCAACAAATAAACGAGCACCACCATCAACGTCTTCTATAAGTACCGTTGTTGTAGCACCAGATGTTGAACCAGTTATAATTTCACCATTTTGAAAATCACCATAACTTGTATCTTCTAAAAGTACGTTGTCACCACCATCATCTTTACTTACGTTTGTGCCATCAATAACAATTTTACCTGATGTTGTACCTTCTAATACTAGATGATCTGGATCGCCAATGTTTGTTAATTGTATTTCAGCTGATTCCATCAACTGATAATATGCTTTTACAAAGTCTAAAAATAATGGGTGATCTTCAAGTACAAAATCAGGTACTTGTGAATTTATAAGATTTGATATTTTATCTTTAAAGTCGGCCATCTCATTTAATAACTACTAGTCGTGGTATATCCTATACCAGCGTTTGCTGAGCCTCCTACTAATGTATCAGACTCTACCGTAACTGAACTATTTGCAACATCAATATCTAATACTTGATTTCTAATAGGAACAATATCGTTTGAATTTGGTTTAACCGTAATTTCTATAACCGTAGAAGCTGCACCTCTTATGTTTTCTATATTAGAAACATTTAAAGAGTTTACTTCAACTTTACCTGTTGAATAGTCTATTGTACCTTGTGTGCTGTTTGCATATGATCTAACAGCGCCATCATTTTTATATCTTCTTACATTACCTTGACCATCATCATCTAAAAAGAAAACGTCTGTAGTGTTACCATCAATTTTAAATCCTGATGATTCTAAAATACCACCAGAAGCAGAATTGTGACCTGAATGTGGATTGTATAATGCGTTTGCAAAGTTAATTGTATATTTTGTAGAACTGCCTAATGTTGGTACAAAAGACTTTCTCATTTTGATTGTAGTTATGTTTGATAAAATACTTTCGTCTGTTTCATCAATTAATCCTGTTAATTTTGAATATCTAAAAATTGTATCAAATGATTGTAAAGTATTTGCGTTGTAATTTGTTAAAGTTGTAATAACGTTTGATTTGATTGTGTCAGCAGTTTTAGGTGTGCTTGTTTCATCAAACTTAACGTTAGATGTAATTAATAAATCTGTTGTTTCAGGATCAATAATAACTGGTGTAACTGAAGCAACTGAATATTTTTTTAAATCTTTTACTATTCTATCTTTTGTAGCGTCTGTAAGATTAGAACCACTTGTTGGTAAAATAGAAATATAAACTCTACCATAGAATGGCGTTTCAGCGTCTTCACCACCCCAAGCACTAACTGATTGTGTGTTAGCATAAAGTTGTTTTACTTTTGATTTGTAATCTTCTACCGTAACTGCTCTATCTTGTGACGCATAAAAACTAGGTGCATTAAATTTAATACTTTGTAAACTTTCAGGTTCGGCACCACCTTGTGCTGATGAATTGACGGTTGTGGTTATATCTGTAAAACCAGCAATTGAACCTGATAGTGTAAATGATGTTGCACCGTTAGCTTCTGTTTTGTTTGTTACAACATAACTTATATTAATTATGTTACCATCTTCTAATAATTTACCAATAACACCATCACCAAAATATATTTCATATTGACCATCTTCAGCTTCTTGTAAAAAATAAACTTTTGATGTACTATCTAATTCTGTAATTGAAGTTGCTCTAGTGTATGTGTTTTGTGTTACGTCCGATGTACTATTTTGTACAACAACTTTTATTGTAGTTGTATCTGCTCTATCACTAGGTATTAAAAATCTTTGGTCAATGTCTGTACTATCATTTGTGTAACTATAAGTTACATATGTGCCTTCGTAAACATCTAAACTTTGACATGTGTAAACACCATCAATTGGTTGTACTACTTTATCTCCTACTGAAACAAACGTATAAGTTAAACCATCTATTGATGAAGTAAATTTTGTACCTGCAGGAATTGTAATTGTTGATCCTGTACCATCATTGATTACTAATTTTAAATCAGCAATTGGTGCTCTAGCAGAGTTAGGTGTGTAACCTACTAATTTAGCCAATGACGCAACACTTGATCTTAATTGTGCTGTGTCCATAAACATTTCGTTTGCTACGAAATTTGCATTGTAAGCTAAATAGTGTGTATTGTAAGCAAGTAGATCAAGCAATATTGCCATTGAACTACCTTCAAAGTTGTAATCTTTAAATTCGTTTTGATTTGATAAAAATCTTTTAAGTGAACCTTTTATATTCTCAAAATCTAATTCTGAAATTTCTAATTTGTGTTGTGCCATCTTATCTTACTCTTTGTAAAAATGTTGATACTGAAATAGGTTCTTCTACGCCATTAATTAAAAATGAAACCATAATATCTAAACCATTATTCGTTTCATCTTCTCTAACAACTACGTCTTCTACTGAAACTCTAGGTTCGTATTTTTCAATTGCCATAGCCACTCTATCTTTGATAAGTACCATAACAGGTTCAGTTAAATTTTCAAATAAGAACCCTCTTAAATTACAACCGAAGTCAGATTTAAAAGGTCTTTCGTATCTGTTTGTTAAGATTATATTCTTAACTGCTCTTTTTATGGCCTGAACATCAAATAACTTTGCAACATCTTTAGTTGCAGGATTTTTAGTAAAACTTAAATTCAAATCGC